GTAGTTAATCCAACAGTATCAGAAACAACTAATGGCAAAGATGTGCTTCTCTTTTCAAAAATTGCTTTTTGATTTGTTTTAAAATTATGATCTTGAATATGGATAGACTGGGTTAATACATCTCTTTCTGTTGTAAATCCAGCTACTGTATATGATCTAGTTGTGGTTAAACCAGCAATAGTTCCTAGGCCAACAGTCTCCTTAGGATTAAAATAGGCAATTTCTTTTTTATTTGATACAAATCCATCACCTGGAAGAGGAATATCAAAACTATTTGGTTTTAGATCTACAGGTGCTCCTATTGTGTGGCCAATAGAAGTAGTTCCTCTTATAGCTCTAATGACACCAATGAACCTGTCAGCAACAGTATTTGGTTTATAGACATTAAGTACTGTCAGATCTTCTCTGTTACCAACAGTTCCAATAGAAACTCTACCATCAGGATTTAAAAATTCTGGAATTGGAGAAACAGTAATATCAGTTACAATACCACCAGTAAGTTCTAGTGGCATTGATGTTCTCAACTTTGTAAATTCTGTTGGAACTGAAATTTCGTGGGAATCTGCTAATCCACTGATGAATGTGGATAATCCAGCTATTTTGACTATTTGCCCTGTTCCATATTCATGGAATGTACCAATAAAACCAGTTATCTTGTTTATATCAGTTCTTTCAAATACAATATCATCATACTTAAGTGTAGATTCAACTAATGTATCTACTGTCTTACCTTTCAATTCGGAAACTTCTGCTGAAGCTCCACCACCAAGAGTTTCTTCATTGTTAAAATCAATTTTATCGCCAATTTTATAACTATCACCAGATTCAACAATAACGATAGACTCTACGCCACCAGAATTGATTTGATTTACAACAATTCTTTGATTCTCTAACTCATATGGTTCTACAAAGAAATCATAATCGGCATTTTCTTCAGAAACTGCGTATGGATAGGTATTTCTAAGTACTCCAGAATTATTAAAGTCAAATTCTTGATTTAGAGATTCTTCTTGTCCTGACAGGTTTTCTGTAACGACATTAGATCTGTAAGAATCGCCAATAAAATATGGGAAACTTGGTTCTAAATCACCACTAAGAGCATTTAAACTTTTAGTTGCATAATATGCATAAGTTCCCTTTGGAAATTCTGGTGTTTTTGTAAATCTACCATTAGATTCATCAAGATCTCCAGTTCCTGCAAAATAATAATCTTCAACAAAAATTCCTTGGGGGAATCCAGTTGGTCTATTTTTAACTCTATCAATATCAATCTGGTAACTTGATACTATGGCACGAATATCTGATGTTGAGTCATTTGGATCAACATATCCATATATTCCATAAATTGGATTTCCATCATAAGCCCAACCAATTAGAGGAGAGTGCTCTGTTTCAACAGTATCTTCAAATTCGGTTGCTAATTTACTTGTATATCCACCAACACCATATTGCAAACCAACTTCATCACCTCTGTTCAATAGACTTACACCAAGATCATTTTTAAACTTGTAGTTTCTATTGATTGTCAGACTTCTAATTTGAGGGCTAACGAAACCCTTAATACCTCTAGATACTGCAACGATTCTAGTAGATTTTGGATCATATCCAATTCCACCATTGACAACGTTGACACCAACTACCTTTTGATCTTCAACAATTGCTCTAAAAACTGCACCTGTGCCCTTTGGATCTTTAGCTACAATATCTGGAACTGAGAAATATTCTTTTCCACCATCTTTGACAATTACAGAATTAATTCTTCCATTTACAATAGATGGCTCAAGTTCTGCACCTTTACCATTGAGAACATCAACTGTTGGATTCTTTTCAAAGTTTAAAATATCAGATCCATATGATGTTCCTTTTTCATAGAGTAAAGTATCAACAATAGAACCCTTAACAATTGCAGTCGCAGTAACAACGCCAACTGTATTTGCAATTGATACGTTTACATCGACAGTGATTGGTGGGTAGTTGAATTCGTGATATCCAGAACCAATATTTTCAAATTTTTCAGTTAAAGATCTTTCAAAATTGGTTCTATCAGTGCCGCCAACTCCAGCATCTGCAATTCTAAACTTATCATCATTTACTTTTACAACAAAATACTGATTAGAACTATTAATACCTGTTAGAGCAGTGCCATTTGGAGTATATGTAACTAACTCACCTGTTGAAAATCCATGATTTTTGAATTCAAGTGTATTTGATACTGTAGAGATACCAGTAGTCTGAATGGCTACCTTTCTATTTTCATAACCACTACCAGAACTTAGTACATTAACACCGATAATTTTTTTAGTTGGTCTTAGTAATCTAAATGACTGTCTACCGCCATAATTTCCTGTTGTAAAACCGACAGTGTTAATACCACTGTTTAGATCATTAAGAGTTTCATAAAGTCTGAAAGAAACTGGTGATAAAATTTCTGTATAGTAAACTCCACCAGTTTCTAGGAACTTACCAGTTATTTCTGTTGCACCAAAACCAGATGCTACAGGAATTGGATTGTTTCCTGCGGGGTTATAGACTACAGCTTCTCCATTTCCAAAATTATGATTATTGATAGTTTGAATTTTGGTATCTATACCAAAACCAACTCCACCATCATTTTCTTCAAGTTGTGATTTGAAGGCAACTTCTCTAAAACTATCAACAATTACAGGTTCTACTAATGCACCAGATCCATTTCCACCTTTAATTTGAATACCAAATACTTTCTCAATATTAAAATCTTGATCGTCAACAATTACAGTTTCTAAAGATCCACGAACAGCTAAGTTAGCTAAAGCAGTCGTTGCTCCAGAAACATTTGGTGCAGATATTTTAACTGCTGGTGGATTAATTACATCATAACCACTTCCAGAACTAACGACAGAAATACTTTCTAATGGTCCAAAATAAATCTTATCATCAGTCTTATAGTTAACGATTTCTACGCCATTCTTTAGAATACCAGATGATCCAGGTACAGTAGAGAATTTTGCTCCAGTATCAACTCTTGGTTGAATTGGGAATTTCTTGAGAATTTTTTGTGGAGCAATTTTTTTATTATATTGTTCCGATAGTGTAAATCTATGAGTTCCAACTGCATTTGATGGAACTTTTAGTTTAATATTTTTATCCTGATCTACGAATGATCTTGCTAAGAACAATCTTAGTTTATTTGAATAGTTAATTACTTTTACATAATACTTTCTACCACTTTCAAGACCTTCGATTGGTTCTTGTCCATGATCGACAGAATATACAATTTCATCTCCAGTAATAAAAGGAAGATCGCCACTAAATGATAATGTATTATAAGTATCATTTGTATCTGGATCAATATCCTGCAATGTTCCATTTAAAGGAGAAACATTGGTCAGTTCTACTTGAGTATAATCAACTTCAATATTAAAAGATGGTAGTGAAGAAGATGCGGCGTATAACTCACTATCATCACCAGAAATATAAGTATTTTGAATATCAGATGTTAAAATATCATTTCCAAATTCTAGTTCAATTCCTGTACTGGTAGCTTTTTTCTGCTTTCTTCTTATTTTGTAAGAAATGCCTTGAACTAGATTTGAAATTCCAGATCCTGCAAGAATTACAACGTTACTAGCAGCTACAGTGACAGTTGCACTAGGAACAAGAATTCTATTATCTCCAGCATTGAGAATTTCTACTTCATCATTATTTTTGAGGAATGCTTTGTCAATATCCTGCTCTAATACAAATGTGGAACCCGAAAAACTCTTTACATTGATTGTAACGGCTGTATTGTAATCCCAAGAATTAAATTTGATTTGCTCAATAGACTTATTCTTGATGGGGTTCTTAATTTTCTTACCAATAGTCTGAACTCGGAATACTTCGTTCTCATCATTATAGAAAATAGCACCTTTTCTATTAAAATTAGAAATTACACCAGTTATCTTTAATTCTACTTTTTCACCATCATCATTAAATGCATATGCAATATCATTTGTTCTGATTTCATCCGTAGTTTTAATTTCTTCTGTTACTCCAGAGCAATTTAAAAACTGATTGATTGTTTTGTCAGTATATGTGATAGTATTGTTTCCACTAATCAATAAACCACTCTTGGGAAAACCAACAGTACTATCAACAGTAATTACTTTTGAATTTGCAGAGTGATTTCCAATTACTCTTGTTTTATTCGTTGCGGCAAACTTACCTTCAAATCCTGGAGCAGGATCACTATATCTATCAATTAGAAATACGTTATAATATGGAATTCCTCTTTTTGTAATAAATTCAACTTCCGAAATGGGAGCAGAAGCACCATTTACGTTTGGATCATTTGCGTTAGCATCTTGATTTAGAGTTTTACCAGTGAGTGATAGGGGATCACCACTTACTTTTTCGGCTACAATAGTAACTCTTCTTCTGAAATTGGCAGTTGAAGATTGTAGTAGAAGATCTGACTGATTTTTAATATCTGACTCTTTACCAAAAAGAGCTGAGATAAGAATTTTGAAAGAATCTAAAGTTCCTTTGGAACTATAAAATGATCTTAGATTTTTTACAAAATTATTGAGGTTTAATGTAGATACAAAAGTTTCATCTTCAAATCCTGGTGCAAATGAAACTTTTAGATTTCTAAAAAACTCTTTTAGGAAGAGTACACTTAAATTAGTTACACTGGCACTAGAGCTATGACTAGACGCAGAACTTTCTTGGAATACAACTTCCCCATTTTTATAATCTGTAATGCCACTAAAACCTCTAGCACACCCAGATAAAGTATTTCCGCTTACTTCCTTATAGTATATAATTTCATTGCCAATTTTGACCAGTCCATCATTCTTAGGTAGTCCTCTTGTAGATGCAAGAGTAATCGTAGTATCAGTAGATGAGATACTAGATGATAGAGTGGTCTTTCCCTTAATTACATCAGGTGTAAGATTATCAAATTTTAGATATTGATCTAAATTCTCAATAATATCAGATACTCCACCTTGAGAGTCTTGTGTAAGGTAATATTGTTTTAAAAAATCAATCGTCTTGGAACTTTCCGAGACGATATAAGATGGTAATAGACTTTCAACTAATTGCCCTATTTTTACGCGCTTGTTTATTCCGGCTTCAATCATTTTACCTTGTTAACTTACCGTTGGAGTAACTTGATGTAACAGGGAACCCTAGACCAGAAACTTGTTCTCCTGATGTAATGGTATCCTTCACCATATTTATGGTGCTTTTGTCAGTTGCTAAGACCACGAATAGATTCGTCAATCCTATGATGTCATTACTTTCTGGGAACGCTTGAACTTCGACAACTCCACCAGAAATTTCTGTTCCTACAATATTTGTAGTGTTTAGAATTATTTCACCTTTTATATAATCAACAGTTCCAGCATTTTTCACCAATATTGTAAAGTTGTCAGAAGCTTCTTCAGCAACAAATGATATTATACCCGTTTTCAAATCTTCATTTGGGGTATCTGTCATATAGAGAGTTCTACTGATTCCATTCACATTGAATCCAGTAGATTTAATGTTTTTACCGTCTTTAGAGACATGGAAACGATTACCAAAACATAATTCATACTGTGCATCCCTACCCAAAGATGCTCTCAAGTCTCTTCGGATCTTTATTCGTGTAATATTTGAGGTAATGGCAGAATTTGTGGAATCAATCTCATTCAAAAACTTACTATATTTAAATCTACCACCAAAATTGTTCAAATCTTCAGATGCAGCAAAATCATTTAATGATTGACTGATCAAACTCTTCAGATCATTGACACTAACAACCTTACTTGAGTTATAATAGACAAAAGTATCATATTCAATAGAAAGGATCTCAAGATCAATGATAGACTGTCTGATTCCAGCTAGAGAATACTGTTTTAAATCTGCAAGAATTTGTTGTTTGTTAAATTCTGAAATATAGAGACTATTTTTTGGTTTGATACTGATTTGAACCTCCCCAAATCTTGGTGGGTCTAATTCTTCACCACCCATTACCGCTACAGACTCTGTATCGGGATAAATCAACTTAACAATGGTCTCATAATCGCTAGCCGTAACCGCCCTGTACTGCGATGAGTATAGTCTAGGAGCAAAGTACTTGACAGAGCGTAAAGACTCGATTGAAGCGCCTCCCTGTGCCTTCTGAGCAGTCGTTACCGTGACTGTATTGGTCGGTTGGATAACTTCATCTGTTGCACCTCTGGCATTTCCAGAATAACTGAATACAGATGCTCCGTTACTCTCTTTACCATCAGTAACAATATATGAAACATCGATAACACTACCAGTTTCTAGTGCTTTTCCAAAAATTCCGTCACCAAACAGCAATTCGTATTTTTCATCTTTAACTTCTTGGATGAAGTAAATTTCTGAATTAGAATCTAAGGTGGTTATGCTGTCAATTTTCTTATATTCTTTGCCAGCTGTTGTATCTGCGGGCCCTTTTACTCTAACGACAAGTGTAGAGGTATCGATTGATGTATTATTAAGAATAAATCTCTGATCTAGGGAAGTATCTACCGAAAAACTCTCTCTTGCAAGAGAACCTTGATATATTTTCAAATTTGTAAAGGTTGCTGTCCTAGGACCAACTAAAATATCGCTTGCAGAGTCTAAAGGAGCGGTTGTGGTGATGTCTTCTGGTAGTGAAAATACAAAACTACTATTGCTAGTGTTTCCTACACAGATAAGACCAGCTTTCAATGTTACAGTTTGACTCTCTCCAGTAAATTTAATGGTAAATGAGACTTCAGAGACGGCAGATTTCTTAGATCTTGGAACATATCCAACATTTCTAGCCAAAGAGACGACATTTTCTCTTAAAGTGGCAGATTCAATGAAAGATTCGTTCACTGCCATGTTCGCATTGAACGCAGTGATGTAAGTATTGTACGCTAATGCATCAATTAGGACGGCAAAGTTAGAACCTTCAAAATCAAAGTCAGAAAACTCTGAATTTGCCCTTAGATAATCCTTAATTGACGTTTTTATTTGGTCAAAATCAAGATTTGTGTAATTTGTGAATGGCATTATCGTGTTGCCTCTAAGATAAACGTAAATTCTTGAGCTGGGACAGATAATCCAACAATATTATATGCTACTACACACTCAAATTCATTCAAATCTGGCCTAGGAGAAACTTCTACCATAACATTATCGACCCTTGGTTCAAATTCTTCGATAACTTGCTTGATTTGATCCTTAATTTCGGAAGAAGCACCGAAATCAACAAACTCAAACACTAAATCTCCAACTGAAGACCCAAGATCAGGTTCAAAAAAGCGTTCATTGAACTGTGTTTGGACCAAATTCCTTACAGCTCGCTGAATTGCCCTTTCATTTTTTAATATGGGAAGGTCTTTTGTGACAGGATGGGGCTCAAAAGACAAGGAAATGTCCTTAAATCCCTTTGAAACCTTGGAAACCGCCATTTATCGACCATGAACTTTATGTATTTAGAGATGTTTTACTGAACATCTTCATATCGACCTTCCTGGGAGTGATATATGTCCACCATGCCATCACTTTTTTGCTCTTCTTCTGGTGTTTTCCAAAAATATTCGTCCGTATCACCCAATCTACCCCATCTCACACCGTTCTCAACTTGGAAATAATGTGTAGAAACCTTAAAATCGGGTGTAAGAGGTTCTTCTGGAGTGATAGAGAGGTCAAAAATGCGCGTCCTGTTGTTCGGATACAGTGCAAACTGCCCATTTTCAAGCTCAATACAGTTATGTGACTTATGTTCCTCTGGAATTTCGCTCACATTCGTGTTTGTAATGTCAACATCGGGATGAAAATTGTCTAAAGTGAACAAATATTCACCTTTCATGTTCCCAAAATTGCGCGTTCTTAGTTCAAAATCCATTGAACCGATAAATTGCTTCTCAATACACCTTACACCATAGTCCATACAGTTCCAAAACTGTAAATTTGGCAAATCTAAATCGGGATCAGGTGTTTCTGGGCGTGATACAAATGCGGAAATTGGCAATTTATCAAACATTGCCGCATATTTAGGCAAATATGTCTCAAAATAAAAAGCGCGTCCAGGAATCGACTTAGCCGATACCCAAACGC